TCCGCTCCTGCGCCCGCCGTGCAGGTTATCTGACCCACTCCGAGGACGCTTTCGGCCGTCAGATGAGCGGTTACAACGGCATTCCGTTCATGGATATGCAGTATTACTACGACACCGCCGAGAAGAAGGAAAAGCCGGTTGTGCCGATTACTTCGCGCGAATACGGCGCGTCCTCGTCCAAGACTACGGTTACGGGTCTGACCGACCTGTACGCTGTCCGTCTGGGTCTGGACGGTTTCCACGCCGTATCTCCGATGGGCGGCAAGGTGATCTCGACCACGCTGCCGGATTTCTCTACCGCAGGCCCGGTCAAGGCCGGTGATGTCGAGATGGTAGCGGCAACCGTGCTCAAGAAGTCTCGCGCTGCCGGCGTGCTGCGTAACTTCAAGGTAAAGTGAGGGAATTGCCATGTACAAGATTAAGGCACCGAACGAGGAGTATGACCGCAAGATCGGCGGCGTGCAGTTCGTCAGTGGTGAGGCGCAGACGGATAACGAGTGGCTTGCAAGCTGGTTCTCTGGCCGTGCGGGCTTTACCGTGGAAACCGTGACCGCCGAGGAGGAAATCGAGCCGACCGAGGACAAACCGAGGGGGAAGCGCAGAAATGACAAGGGAAACGCTGATGCTGCGGGCGCAAAGCCTGCTGCCGAACCTGCCGCAGGAAACGCTTGAGTTCGCCTGCGATCTGGTGCTCGAGCAGATCTGTAACTACTGCAATCTGACCGAGGCGCCGGACGGCCTGACGAACACCGCAGCGCTTATGGTGCGCGGCCTGGTAAACAGCGTTCAGCTCCAGAACGAGAATATGCAGCCTGCCGCAAAGGGCGTGTCCAGAGGGGATACGTCCTTTTCCTTTGCAACCGCAGCGGAGCAGCTGGCGGCGCTGGCAGGCTCGGGTGACTTCCTCACTGACTACAAGGCGCAGTTGAACGCCTATCGAAAGATGAGGTGGTAGTATGCTCGGCAATCCGGAGCTGGAACGGGCGCTGCTCGAGCAGACCTATGACGGCGTGATGACCGTCACCGGCACCAGCAAACAGGAAGTGGGCGGCGAAACCGTTGTTACACCGGACGCGGTGCTGCACGAGAATATCCCGTGTGCACTGTCGTTTTCGGGCACACCGGACAGCAGGACCGACGCGAACAGCGGTCAGATCAGCTATCAGGCCACGATCTACTGTGCGCCGGAGCTGACGATTCCGGCAGGCTGCCGCATTGCGGTTCAGCAGTACGGCGCGACCTATCGGCTGAAATACAGCGGCGAAAGCGTGGTCTATCCGACCCATCAGCAGCTTTCCGCCGTCCGAGAGGAGCGAGCGTAATGGCTTCTTGGGGAAGCTGTGATTTTCACGAGCTGCGCGACTTAAACGAACGCATTAAGGCCGCCGCCAGCGAACCGGAGATGGACGCTTTCTACACCGGCCTGCTCGATGAGATGATGAACGGCCTGCTGACCGACGTCAAGGAACTGACACCGGTTGACCGCGGTCATCTGCGGCGCAACTGGTTCATCACCAAGGCGAAGCGCAGCGGCAAGGTGTACCACGCGGATATTTATAACAATATCGAGTATGCACCATACGTCGAGAACGGCCACCGGCAGGAGGTCGGACGGTACGTTCCGGCCATCGGCAAGCGCCTTGTGAACGGCTTTGTCGAGGGCAGGCATATGCTGCGCGAGGGTCTGTTTGATCTCCAGAAAGAAGCGTCGGCCTTTATCAAGACCAAAAGCGAGGAATTTCTCAGCCGCATGATGGAGGGCAAATGATTAACGTAGTACAGGAAATCGTCGATAAGCTGCGCACGGTCTATCCATCGGCGCAGTACGACATCTACACCGAGCGTATCGAGCAGGGATTCTCTGCGCCGTGCTTCTCCATTCGGCAGCTTCGCGCGGATGTGACACCGTACCCATCCGGCCTGCATGAGATCGTGCAGCACATGGACGTACGGTTCTTCCCGTCGGACGGTCGTCCGCAGGAGCAGTGCCGGGAAGTTGCACAGACACTCACGCTGCTGCTGCGGCGCACGGAAAGCCTGCGCGGGAGCAATCTCTCGTGGGAAATTACAGACGAGGTGCTGCATTTCTTCGCGGACTACCGGCAGTTTGTCCGGGAAGTCCCGGAAGATATTCCGATGGAGAATTTGCAGACCACCGTAGGAACGGAGAACGAAAATGGCAGTTAAACGCAAAACCGAGGCAGGAGCACCGGCGTTTACCGGCGCACAGCTCCTGACCTTCGACAGATACCGCGAGCGGCGCGACCTGCTGGGTGTGCTGCTCGACAAGGATCAGCGCTACACCTTTTCCGAGGTGGATGCGCTCATCGACAACTTTATGAAAGGCAAGGTGAATTAAATGGCTTTAGGCGGCGGTATGTATACCGTACAGAACAAGGTTCTGCCCGGTGCGTACATCAACTTTGTGTCGGCGGCGCGTGCGTCTGCGACCCTGGGCGACCGCGGCACGGCGGCTTTCCCGCTGTCCCTCGACTGGGGACCGGAGAACGAGGTCGTGACCATCGAGAACAGCGAGTTCCAGAAGGGCTCACTTGCGCTGACCGGCTACGCCTACACGGCGGACGAGCTGCGTCCGCTGCGCGAGATCTTCGCAAATGCCAAGACGCTGCACCTGTTCCGTCTGAACAGCGGCGGTGCAAAGGCGGCCTGCAAGTACGCAGAGGCGAAGTATCCGGGCAAGATCGGCAACGAACTGAAGATCGTGATTCAGCAGAACGAGGGCTTCACGGTATCGACGAACGAGGTCTACGACGTTTCGACCTACATCGGCACGACCAGTTTCCGACCTTTCCGACAACGACTATCTGCACTGGAAGGGCAGCGAGGCGCTGACCGAGAACGCAGGCCTGCTGCTCACCGGCGGCACGACCGGCGCGGTGCAGGATGCAGCCTACCAGACGTTCCTCGACAAGATCGAGCCGTACAGCTTCAACGCGGTCGGCTGCGACACGAAGAACAGCACGGTCAAGGGTCTGTTCGCCAACTGGACGCGCCGCCTGCGTGATGAGCAGGGCGTGAAGTTCCAGTGCGTGCTGCATGGCTATCCTGCGGCAGACTATGAGGGCGTGATTTCCGTCAAGAACGGTCTGGTCGGTGCATCTGATGATACCTCGGCTGTCTACTGGACGACCGGCGCGGAATCTGCGTGCGCGGTCAACCGTTCGATGACCAACTCGACCTACACCGGCGAGTACGACATCGACACGAACTACACGCAGACCCAGCTTGAAAAGGCGATCAAGGCGGGTGAGTTCACGTTCCACCGTGTCGGTGACCAGACGCGCGTGCTGACCGACATCAACACGTTCGTGTCCGTCACGGACGAAAAGAGCGCGGATTTCTCGTCCAATCAGGTCATGCGCGTGCTCGACCAGATTGCGAATGACATTGCATCGATGTTCAACTCGAAGTATCTCGGCAAGGTGCAGAACGACGCAAGCGGCCGCGTGAGCCTGTGGAGCGACATTGTAGCGCACCACACCCAGCTCCAGACCATCCGCGCCATTGAGAACTTTGACAGCAGCAGCGTCACCGTGTCGCAGGGCGACATGAAGAAGTCTGTTGCGGTCGAGGACCATGTACAGCCGGTTTCCGCGATGGAACAGCTTTACATGAAGGTAATCGTTGAATAAAGGAGGGAAAAGTCATGCTGAACGCTCCTGTTATGGAAGCAAATGATGCGGTATCCGGCTCGATGGCCGAGTGTTACGTCACCATTGACGGCAACCGCTACAATATGATGCAGCTGTACAGCTTTGAATCGTCCGCGAAGGTCAATTCGCAGGACGTGAAAATCCTCGGCCGTACCGGCATCGGCAAGAAGCCAACCGGCTGGTCCGGTTCGTGGAAGGGCACGGCGCACTTTAACCAGAGCGTGTTTCGCCGCTGGTTCCTGACCTACTGCAAGACCGGCAGGATGACGCCGTTTGAGATTCAGGTGTCCAACGAGGACCCGTCCTCGTCTGCTGGCCGTCAGACTATCACGCACACCGGCTGCCTGATCGACAGCTCAATTCTGGCGAAGTTCGACGCAGGCGACAGTCTGCTTGACGAGGAGCTTTCCGGTACGTTCGACGGCTGGGATATGCCCGAGGAGTTTACCGAACTGTCCGGTATGGAATAAGGAGGAATTTGTACAATGGGTAATCTTACCGCATTTCTGGCGCAGAACGCCAAGCAGGTTGAAAACGTGAAGCTGGTCGTGTCTGACCGCTTTACCGACGAGGACGGCAAGCCGCTCGAGTGGGAGGTGCGCTGCATTTCCTCGCGCGAGGACGAAACACTGCGCCGCGACTGCCAGTACCGCGTACAGGTGCCGGGCAAGCGCGGCAGCTTCCGTCAGGAATTCGACAACGTGCTGTACCTTGCCAAGCTGGCAGCCGCCTGCACGGTTTATCCGAACCTCAACGACGCAGAATTGCAGGACAGCTACGGCGTGAAGTGCGCCGAGGAGCTGATCTCGGCCATGCTGACGCCGGGCGAGTATACGAACTATACGGAAAAGCTGTTCGACATCTGCGGCTTCGGTGACAAGCTCGATCTGGTGGAACAGGCAAAAAACTGATTCGGGACGGTGAGGGTTCTGATGATTATGAAGCGTATGCAGCACATTATTGCCTGCAAAAGCTCCATATCCTACCGTCCGAATATTTAAGTCTGCCAAAGGAAGAACGGGCATTTATCTGGGCGTCCTGTGTCGTGCACAACGAGGACGAAAAGGCCGCTCTGGATAAAGCAAAACGAGGGAGGTGAGTTCTATGGCACTATCCAACACCGTCCAGCTGCGCGACGGTATGAGCAACGTGCTCAGCCGTATCGCGTCTAACCTGAGTGCGGTCAACGACCGGTTTGAACGGATGCAGAGCCTGACCGAACAGGCGGCGCCGACCGGTCTGTATGCACAATTTAACAGCGAACTGACAGGTGTGCGCGGAGAACTCACCCGAACCGTGAGCGAAGTCGAGGAGCTGCGGAGCGGCATGACCTCGGCGCAGCCGCCGGCAGAGAACCTGACGGCCTCACTTAAAAAGCTGGGCACCGCGTTCCTCGGCTCCAAGCTGGTGAGCGGTATCGTGAGCATGTCGGACGAAATGACGCAGACCACGGCGCGTCTGAATCTGATGAACGACGGTCTGCAAAGCACCGCCGACCTGCAGGAGCTGATCTATCAGTCGGCTATGCGTTCGCGCGGCGCGTACAACGCTACGGCGGATGCAGTCGCGAAGATGGGTCTGCTTGCCGGTGACGCATTCAGCAGCAATCAGGAAACGATCGCGTTTGTCGAGCAGCTGAACAAGCAGTTCAAGATCGCCGGCACCTCGGCAGAGGGACAGGCCGCCGCCATGCTCCAGATCACGCAGGCGATGGGCTCCGGCGTGCTGCGCGGTGAGGAGCTGAACTCGGTATTCGAGCAGGCGCCGACCATCATTCAGTCGATTGCCGACTATCTCGGCGTATCGGTCGGTGAGATCCGCAGCATGGCGCAGGAGGGCGAGCTGACGGCGAGCGTCGTCAAGTCCGCGCTGCTGTCCTCGGCGGAGGAAACCAACCAGAAGTTCAACGAGATTCCGCTCACCTGGTCGGACGTCTGGACGCAGGCCAGCAACATGGCGATCATGGCCTTGCAGCCACTGCTCGAAGCCATCAACTGGGTGGCGAACAATATTGAGGTCATCGGCCCGCTGGTGCTTGCGGCTGCGGCAGCCTTTGCGCTGTTTGCGGTGGCCGCCAACTGGACGAAGATCTGTGCTGCGGCTACGAAGGCGCTGACTGCCGCACAGAAGATGCTCAATGCCGTGATGTCGCTCAACCCGATCGTGCTGATTATCGGCTCGATCATCATTCTGATCGGCGTGATCGCCGCGTACATCAACTACACGAACCGGGCGAAGAACGAAACGACGAGCGCCGTCGGCGTGATCTGCGGCCTGTTCGCGATGGCAGGTGCGTTCGTCTACAATATGTTCTATCTGCCGGTCTACAACGTGATTGCCGATCTTATCAACTTCCTCGGCAACGTGTTCCAGCACCCGATTGCATCGATCGAGATTTTGTTTTTGCAGCTCAGCCAGTATGTTGTCGGCGTCATCCGCGGAATGGTGAGGACGATCGAGAAGCTCATCAACCTTATTCCGGGCGTGAAGATCAATATCACCAGCGGTCTGGACACATTCTACGACAGCTACACCGACAGAATCCAGAAGATCAAGGATCAGTCCGGGTGGACGGAGTACGTTAAGCACAAGGAGAAGATCGAGTATTCGACGGCTTACGCCAACGGTTACAACTGGGGTGCAAACCTCCAGAACAGCATCTCTGAAAAGCTGGGTCTTGACCTGCCGGACGATCCGGCAACGGGTTTGCTGTCCAACATCGCGGACAACACCGCCCAGATTGCGGACGATGTGAGCGTATCCTCGGACGACATCAAGCTGCTGCGCGATATTGCGGAGCGGCAGGTCATTAACAAGTACACGACAGCCGAGATCAAGGTGGAGATGGTCAACCACAACAACATCTCCAACGAGATGGACCTCGACGGCGTAGTCAATCTGCTGGAAGCCAAGGTCACTGAGGCGCTTGTCACCAGTGCGGAAGGAGTGCACATCTAAATATGTACGAGTTTTACATGGACGGTGTGCGCCTTCCGGTCACGCCGAGTGCGCTGACCATCAAGATCAGCAACCAGAACAAGACCATTAACCTCATCAACGAGGGTCAGCGCAACATCATCAAGACACCCGGATTGAGCAAGTACAGCTTCAACGCGCTCCTGCCGAACAGGGAATACCCGTTTGCCTGTTACCCGAACGGCTACCAGCCGGCACAGTATTATATGTCACTGTTGGAAAAGCTCAAGCGCGAGTGCAAGCCGTTTGAGTTTTTGGTTATCCGCACGGATGACGCAGGCAATCTGCTGATGACGAACGACCCGGGCAAGCCACTCATGGTATCGTTGGAAAGCTACGAACTGAGCGAGGATGCCGGTAGCTACGGCGTTGACGTGATGGCGAAAATCGAACTGCTGACTTATGTGGATGTCAAGACCAAGCTGATCGAGTTCAAAAAGAGCGAGAGTAGCAATTCCGCCACCAAGAAAGCGACCGTCACGCAGAAGCGCGACACTACGACCGCACCTAAGAACAAAACGTACACTGTTAAACAGGGCGATACCCTATGGGACATTGCCCGTGTACAGTTAGGTAATGGCTCCAAGTGGACGAGCATTTACAGCCTGAACAAGGCTGCTATTGAAGCCGCGGCGAAGAAATACGGTAGATCAAGCAGCAGTAACGGTTGGTGGATTTATCCCGGAACCGTGCTCAAGCTGCCGGGTTAAGGAGGGGAGAACATGGGTAAATATGTTTGGCCGTGTCCGTCCTACTCGCGTATGTCGAGCGGCTATGGTAACCGCGTACACCCAATTTACGGCACTGTCAAGTTTCATGACGGTGTAGACCTTGCTTCTGCTTCGGGTACTCCTATTCTTGCGTTTGCTCCTGGTACTGTAACGGTATCCGGTTTGAACGGAGGTTATGGTAACTACATCAGTATTAACCATGGCGGCGGTCTGATGAGTTTCTACGGACATTGTTCGAAACTGTATGTTTCAAAG